CGGTGGGGCGGCGACTTCGCGCGACGAGATGGTAATCACTACAGCGTCACGGATGGGACGCGCGCATGAGCTTCACGCTTGAAACGCTACGGGAGATTGTCCAGTACGTTCCATTCGTGAGTCTGGCTAATTCCCCAATTGAGGAAGAAAGGGGCGCGACATTGTGGACTCATCCGTTGTTCGTGCGACTGTTGGAGGCGGCAATCATTGCCGGCGTGGTGCTGTACGGGACCGTTCAGAGTGCGACGCAGACGATCGGCACGCTCCGCGAAGATATCGCTGAATTGAAAGTCGAGATGAAGGACATCAAGCAGCAGCTACGCCTGGCGGAACAGGAACTATGGCGACGCAAGGGGCTGGATAAACTCAACTGGAAGTATGCAGGGGGCCAGGCGTGGACCCGCTGACCGCCGGTTTGCAACTGGGCCGGGCGATTCTTGAGCGCGTCATTCCCGACAAGGAAGCGCGAGCAAAGGCCGAGGCGGACATGACGCTTGCGATGATGCAGGGCGAACTGACGCTGACGGCGCTGCAGGGCGAGATCAACAAAACCGAAGCGCAGCACGCGAGCGTATTTGTTGCTGGATGGCGGCCGGCGGTGGGCTGGGTATGCGCGATGGCGCTTGCCTGGCAGTATTTTGGCCGCGCGCTGGTGCAGGCGGCATTCGGTGTGGCGATCGAGCCAATCGACATATCGGAACTGCTGGCGCTGCTATTCGGATTGCTGGGGCTGTCCACGCAGCGCATGGTGGAAACCTTGAACGGCAAAGCGAGGGCGAAGCTATGAACTGGGAGCGCGTGACGCGGGGCCGCTGGCGTGCGCCGGGGTTCGAGATCCGCGCCGTGGTCGTGAAGGACCGGGCAAGCTATCGCAGCGTAGCGATGGGCGCGCGGCGGACGTGGTTCGGCGTGGCGGATGCCTGGCACGACACGGCCGAGCAGGCGCGGGACTGGTGCCAAGCGTTTCAAGCGGATAAGCGATTAAATGGCCGGCCGGGGTAGTCGCGCGGGGGCGCGCAATATAGCGCCGTTGGTGCGCGGCAGCTTTATGCAGGCGATCGAGCAGCTTAAGAAAGCTGGCACGATTACCGGCATGGCTGATATCTGGCAGGAAATCATCGCCGACGATCCGGCCCGCGCGCTGGAATTGCTGGCGAAGTATGTGCCGCGCGAAATGCTGGTGGAGATCGACGACGCCCGCCCGTTCGCGTTCCTGGGCGAGCCGTTGACGCCGGCCGAGTGGGCGCGCCTGCATGCGCCCAAGACAATCGAGCATGACAGCGGCGACGCAACGCACTAGGGTCGCCGAGGCGCAAGTGCGCTGGCGGCCCCAGGCCGGCCCGCAGGCGGCGCTGGTATCCTGCCCAGTGCAGGAAATCCTGTACGGCGGCGCACGCGGCGGCGGCAAGACGGACGGCGTGCTGGGCCGCATTGGCCTTCGGGCCGGGCAATTCGGGCGGCATTATAACTGTGTGGTCTTTCGGCGCGAGATGCCGCAAGCCGACGATATGCTCGAACGCGCCCGCGAGCTATACGAGCAGGTCGCCGAGTTCCGGGAAAACGACAGCAGCTTCCGCTTCGCCAATGGGGCGCGGCTACGCTTCCGGCCGCTGCAGCGCGTGAGCGACGCCGAAAAATACCAGGGCCAGAACCTGACCGACGTTTGCATCGAGGAAGCGGGAAACTTCCCCGACGACTCCGCAATCCTGCGCCTGTACGGGGCGCTGCGGTCAGCGCACGGCATCCCTACGTCTATGGTGATGACGGCCAACCCTGGCGGCCCGGGGCAACATTGGATTGCCTCCCGCTTTCGCATCCTCGAATATCCGGACGGCTTCCAAGTAATCCGGCAGCGCCTGCCCGGCGGGCATCTAGCCGAGCGCGTATTTATACCGGCCCGCGTGCGCGATAACCGCATCCTGCTCGAAAATGATCCCAACTATGTGCGCAACCTGTATCTAGTCGGCTCCCGCGAGCTTGTGCGCGCCTGGCTGGATGGCGATTGGGCGGCAGTGGCCGGCGCTTTCTTCGACTGCTGGGAGCCGGCCCGGCATATCGTGCGGCCGTTCGTAGTGCCTGATGACTGGCTGCGATTCAGGTCGATGGACTGGGGCAGCGCCAGGCCGGCGTCGATCGGCTGGTGGGCCGTGGTGGGCGATGATTTCCGGCATCCGGCCGATCCGGGCGTCACGCTGCCGCGTGGCTGCCTGGTGCGCTACCGGGAGCTATACGTTGCCGACGGCCCCAACCAGGGCCGCAAGTGGACGGCCGAGCAGGTGGCGGACGAGATCAAGCGCCTGTCCGGGGACGAGAAGGTCGCGTACACGACCGCCGACCCGGCAATGTTCGCGCAGGACGGCGGCCCGAGCCTGGCCGAGCGGTTCGGCCAGCGGGGCGTGCACCTTCGCCCGGCGGATAACAAGCGGGTGGCGCAGCGGGGCGCGCTGGGCGGCTGGGACATGATGCGGCAGCGCCTGCTTGGCGACGACGACGGGCGGCCAATGGTCGTTTGCTTCACGACTTGCCGGGATTCGATTCGGACGATCCCCGCGCTGCAGCATGATGACGGGCGGCCCGAGGATATCGACACGGACGGCGAAGATCACGCCGCCGACGAGTGGCGGTATGCGTGCACGTCGCGACCCTGGCTGCGGCAAATAAAGCCACGGGGCGACCCGTTGCAGGAAATGCAAAAGCCGCGCACGATGGCGGAAATGCTTGGCGGAATTGACACGGCCACGGCCGGAAGGGGGCGCAAGATATGACGACGGTATTTAGCGGCGGGCTGCCGATGGACCAGGGCACGCAAGCCGTGCGGACGTATCCGGCAAGCGGGGCCGAGCATATTGACACCACAAACCGCGTGGCCGTAGTTGAGCAGGGTCAATTCGAGTATGAAACGGTGGCGGCGGCGCAAACAGATCAGGTACTGGGCGCTACCGGCGGCGTTGGCGATTTCCTGCATCGCTTGGTTATCGTGGTCGCCACGGCGGCAACGGCGGCCGTAACCATCAAGGACGGTGGGGGCAGTGCTATATCCATTGAGCCGAACAGCCCCGGCGGCGGCGTCGGAACGTACAACATCGAACTGAACATGGTCAGTCGCGTCGGCGCGTGGAGCGTGACCACGGGCGCGGGGTCGAGCGTGATTGCGATCGGACGGTTTACAGCATGATGCAGCTAGTACGCCGCGCGCTGGCGTGCGCGCTATTCCTGGCCGCCGCAGGCGCAAATGCGGCCACGTTCTATATCGACCCGACATGCACGGCGAACGGCAACGGGCAGGCGGAAGGCTGCGCTTCATCCGCAGGCGCGGCTGGCGCTTACAATTCCTGGGCGTCCGCCACGATCACGGCGAATAATTCATACCTGCAGCGGTATGGCACGACCGACACTGGCTCGGCTCAGGTAACCGTAGCGGCCGATAACGTAACGCTCGGCGCATACGGGGATTCGTCGCTTGCGCGCCCCATAAAAAACAATGCAGGCGCGGGAAACTATTGTTTCCAGTGCAGCACGGCAAACCAATGCGTTATCGAAAACTTGGCGTGCACTGCAAACGCTTCGACCGGCGGCGCAATCGTCGTGTCTGGCACAAGTGCAAACCCGGTATTGCGCAACGTCGCGACCATTTCGCCGGCTGGCATTGGGATTTGGATAACCGGCGCGACGGTGACTAATCCGACAATCGACGGCGGCGAAATAAACACGATCACCACTGGCGCGCACGGGATTTACCTGCAAACCGGCTCCGGCGGCACCATAAAGGGCGGCGTTACCGTCACCAATACGTCGGGCGCGTCTACCGGCTACGCTATCCGCCTGAACAATTGGGACGCAATCACGTTTGAGGCGGGCGCATTTGAAACATCCGCCACAAGCCCATATGCCTACGGGCTGCATATGGCGTCGGTAGATAACGCGAAAATTCGCGGCGGCACGATTGAATCCGCGCGCACTGGCGGCGTGCTGCTTACTGCGTCAACCAGCAATTTAGTGTCCGGGCTGACAATCAGGGAGATATGGAATCGCGTGCCATATCCAAGCGGCGACGGCAACGCAATACAAGTGTCGGACACTTCGCACTCGAACACCATCGCCCGCAATTACCTGGTGGAAAATTACCGGGGCATCCGGGACACGGGGTCGGACGCGGGAACGGGCGGCAATCGCTACATATCAAACGTGATTGTCGCGAGCCGGCTAAACGGCATCGACTATCAGTCCGACGCAAACGGCACGGCCGTAATTGCGAATAACAGCATCTTGGTGGACCCGGCCGAAAACGTGGGTCACGGCATCGTAGTTCAAAGCGGGGACGCGTCTACGGCCGCGCGCATCCTGAACAATGCGCTTAAATGTATCCGCAGCGGCTCGAATATTCAGGCAATGGCAATTGCGGGGACGCGCTCAAGCGTTGAGCTTAACCGCAACGGTTACGAGATACTGAACGCATGCGACATTGGCGCGTTGGATGCGACGCCGGCAACGTCGCTTGCAAGCTGGCAAACCGCGCTTGGCGCGGATGCAACGGTGACCGGGGACGAGGCGCTAAGTATGGCGACCGATTTGAAGTGGAACGATTTTGACCCGTGGGCCGCCGAGGATTTTAAACTGCAGGCGGATAGTCCATTAATCCGCGCGGGGGCGTGCTTGCTGGCGACCGGCTGCATAGATCCAGACTACGGTAACCGCCGCGCCCTGGTGCCGCCTGATATTGGCGCATGGCAGCGCGTCGTCGGGGATTAGCGCATGACCGTCGAGCGCGTTAAAGACTTCGGCCCTGGTGCTGGCGGGCGCGTTCAGCGGTGGCTGGACGAGATCAACCAGGCGGCCGGCTGGGTGCACGACTGGCACGATCGTAGCCAACGCATCATGCAACGCTATTGCAACGAAATGGCGACGCAGGGCAGCGGCTTTAACGTGCTTTGGCCGAATACTGAGATCCTGCGCGCGGCGATCTACGGCCAGCGCCCGCGCCCGGATGTGCGTCGGCGCGGGAACAAGGGCGACCCGGTGGGCCGCAAGGCGGCGGAAGTGATCGAGCGTGCCCTCGATTTCCAATGGGACAGCCAAAACCCGCCGGTAGACGGGCAGATCAACGCCATGCTGACCGACCATATGCTGTCGGGCGGCGGCATCCTGCGCGTGCGCTACCTGCCAACCTTTGTGCGCCGCCGCGAGCCGGTAATCAAGCAGGACACCGACGACGGCGAGGCCATCTATTTTTCGAGCGCGCTTGAGGAAATCGACGCCGAGAGCGTGATCCAGGACGGCGATGACGCCTATCAGGAAATCGAAGAGCTAATTTTCGAGCGCGCCGACATCGAGCATGTCTATTACCGCGACTTCCTCTGGTCCCCATGCCGCGCATTCCGCGACGCGCGCTGGGTCGCGTTCCGGCACGAGTTCACGCACGACGAGTTAACCGAGGCATTCGGCCCGGCCAAGGCGGCCCGCTGCGCGCTTACAATCAGCGGCCGCAACGAGCAGGACGCGCGCGGCGAGACGCCGGCATTCTTTAAGACGGCGTTGGTCTGGGAAATCTGGGACAAGGAAACCCGGAAGGTACTTTTTGTGTCGCCCGGCATGGTCGATGCGCCGCTCGCCGAGTTCGAGGATAAGCATAACCTGCGCGAGTTTTTTCCGACGCCTGGAATATTCCGCAGCATCGAGCGCACGGACAGCAGCATCCCGACGCCGGAATACACGCTGTACCAGGACCAGGCGCTAGAGCTTGACGATCTGACCGGGCGCATCGAGGGGCTAATCGAGCAGATCCGCGTTGCCGGCTTTTATGACGCGTCGCTCGAAAACATCCCCGACGTGATGCGGGCCGAGAACAAGCTGATCCCGATCGCAAACTGGCAGGCGCTAGTGGAGCGCGGCGGCATTGATGGGGCGATTAGCTGGATCCCCATCGAGCAGGCCGTCGCGGCGCTGCAGGTGCTTTATCAGCAGCGGCAGATCGTGCTGGACACGATCTATCAGATCATAGGCCTGTCCGACATTGCCCGGGGCAGCACCGACCCGCGCGAGACGGCCACGGCGCAACAGATCAAGGGCCAATTCGGCAGCCTGCGCCTGCAGCCGCGCCAGCGGGCGCTACAAGCGTACCTGCGCGATATCATGCGCCTGCAGGCCGAGCTAATCGCCGAGAAATTCGAGCCGACCACGCTCATGCAGATGACCGGCGTCGCGCTGGATGAGGAAACGGTCTTTCTACTCCGCGCCGATGCGCTGCGGCGCTTTGCCGTGGATATCGAGACGGACAGCACGATCGCCGTTGACGACCAGGCGCAAAAGCAGCAGGCGATCGAGTTTTTCGGCGCGATGGCGCAATTTGCCAGCAGCGCGGCCCCGCTCGCACAGTCCGGCCTGGTAGCGCCCGAGGCCGTGCGTGCCATGATGCTGCACGGGGCGCGCGTCTTTAAGATGGGTCGCGAGCTTGAGGAAGCATTAGAACAGCCGGGCCAGCCGCCGCAGGCCGAGCAGCCGCCGCCCGACCCGGCCGCGATCGCAAAAGCGGAAACGGACAAGGTAAACGCCGAAACGAAACGGCTGCAGGTAATTGCCAAGGCGGAAACGGACAAGCAAAAGCTTGCAATCGAAGCGGAAAAAGTGGGATTGTCGGAGCGTGAGCTAGAAAGCCAGCGCATGCTTGATGTGCTGGACAGAGTGAGGGGGCGCGATGGCGCGGCTTAGGTTCATCCAGCACCGCGAGACGGGCGAACTGATTCCGATCGGCGAGGCCGCAAGGCGCGAACTGCACGGCCCGTACATCGCGCCCGACATCGAGCCATATCGCGTGCCCGGCACCAACGAATGGCACACTAGCCGCCGCCACCGCCGCGAGTACATGCGCCGCGAGGGCCTGGAAGAAATCGGCAACGAAAAACCAACATGGATGCGCGAAAGTGAATATCGAGACCGACACCGATAACGCACTGCCAGCGGAAGCGCCGGCCCCAGACCTGGGCGGCGACGATCTGCGCGCAACCTTAGAATCCGCGCTGCTGGGCGAACCCGAGACCGGGCCATCGTTCGACAGCGAAACCAGCGACCCCGACGAGGGCCAGGCGGCACCGGAAACGGCCAGCACGTCGCCCGAGGGGAACGGCGACGGCCCGCCGGCATCCTGGAGCAAACAGGCGAAACTGGACTGGCAGCTTTTGCCGCAGCGTGCGCGGGAGGAAATCCGCAAGCGCGAGGGCGAGATACAGTCCGCATTGTCCCAAACGTCGGAAGCGCGAAAACTGCACGAGCAGCTTGCGCCCTACGTCGAGCAGATGAAGCAAGCCGGGGTGGAACCTGCGGGCTACGTCGAGAACCTTTTGCAGTGGAACGCCGCGCTACGCGGCCAGCCTGCGCAGGCCATCGCGGCGTTAAGTCAGCAATTCATTTCGGATGCCCAATCAGCGCGCCATGTAGTGCAGCAGATTGCCCAGCGGTTCGGGCTTGATGAATGGGACATGGGAGCCGGTGCGCGCGATGAGAGCGTTGCGCCGCAGCAGATCATTAGCCTCGAACAGCGCCTGCGCCAGCAGGAACTGCAGGCCGCACAGCGGGAATGGGCGGATTTCAGCACGGCGAAAACGCCGGAGGGGAAGCCGCTGCATCCGTTCGCGGACGAGTGCAAAGCCGAGATGGCGGACGCGATCCGCGCCAACCCTCGCTTATCGTTTGCGGAAGCTTACGAGCGGGCGAAGTGGATCAACCCCAAGGTGCGGGAACGCATCCTGGCGGATGAGGCGCAGCAACGGGCCAAGGTGGGGGCGCAGCGTGCCGACAAGGCGCGCAATATGGCGCTGCCACGGGGCCGGGGCGGGGATTCCGGCACGCCGTCGAGGGATGATTTGCGCGCGACGTTGCGCGAGCAGCTTGCACGTTCCGGTGCCCGAGTTTCGGAGTAATACTTAAATGGCATCGCCTAATCTGACCGAGATCATTACGACCACGCTCCGCAATCGCAGCAAGCAGATTGCGGACAACGTGAGCAATAGCAATGCGCTGCTGATGCGCCTGGCCGAGCGCGGTCGCGTTCGCCCGGCCGACGGCGGCCGTACTATCGTGCAGGAACTGGATTACGCTGAAAACGCGACGTTCGCGTACTACACGGGATATGAAGCCTGGAACATTTCGCCGTCGGACGTTCTGTCGGCTGCGGAGTACGACTGGAAGCAGGCCGTCGTGGTCGTTTCCATTTCCGGCCTTGAGGGCGACGTGCAGAACAGCGGCCCGTCGGCCGTGCTGAATCTGTTGCAGTCGCGCATCGAGAATGCCGAGCGCACGATGAAGAACAAGCTTTCGGAGGGCGTCTATTCTGACGGCACCGGGAGCGGCGGCAAGCAGGTCACCGGCCTGCAGGCGATCGTGGCCGACGCCACCAGCACGGGCCAGACTGGCGCGGGCACGGTGGGCGGCATTGATTCCGGCACCTATACGTTCTGGAAAAACCAGGTCTATGACTGCTCTTCCAGTGGCGGCGCGGCGTCGGCCTCGAATATCCAGGGCTATATGCAGGCGCTTTGGCTGCAGTGCACCCGTGGCAACGACAAGCCGGATCTGATCGTCGCCGACGAGGCATACTTCCGGTTCTACTGGTCGAGCCTGACCGCGAACCAGCGGTTTACGAACCCGGGCGAAGGGCGCAGCGGATTCGATTCGCTCAAGTTCGCGAGCGCGGATGTGTTCTACGATGGCGATTCCGGCCTGCCTGATTCGCATATGTACTTTCTGAACACCAACTATCTGTTCTGGCGGCCGCATCCGTCCCGCAACATGGTTCCGCTTGAGTCGCGGAATTCGCTGAATCAGGACGCGACCGTGGTCCCGCTGGTGTGGGCCGGCAATCTTACCTGCAGCAATCGTTCGCTGCAGGGCGTGATCAAGGAGTAAGGGCATATGTACATCACGGGAATTGATCCGGCTGCAGCCTGGACCAGCACGCCGGAATTCAAACTGGGCAGCGTCGGCGCGGTCGTGGACGACTACGGGACTTGCCTGTATCGCTACGTCAAGCTTCGCAACGAAACGGCTACGGTTGCCGTCGTGGCGGGCGACATGCTGGCTTATCTGGCGTCGCCAGTGGCCGGTAGCGGCGCGACGCTTAACGACGAGTTCCATACGGTCGTGAGCGATAACACCGACGCGGCAACCAAGCCGATCGCCGCCGGCATGGCGGGCGCTTCCTGCGCTGGCGTGCTGGCGACGGCCTATTATGGCTGGGTCCAGACTCACGGTTTCGCCATCGTCAACCAGACGATCGCGGGCGTGCCGACGGACGGTGACGCGCTTTTCCTTTCGACGACGGATAAGACGCTGACGCTTGCGACGGCGGCGGACGATCCGATCTGTGCTTTTGCTGTGGACGAGTCGGCGAAAATGGTCCGACTGCAGTGCGCTTAATCGCGTTGGGAGCGTGATCCTGCCGCCCGGGGCGACCTGGGCGGCTTTTTTAAAGCCAAGGGGGCATAGTGGCTGATCCATTGGATTTTTCCGACAGCATCGCAGGGGCGCAGCGCGAGCGCGCCGCCAAAGGGGCAGAGAAACGCGGCACCATCCGCGTTACGGATGGCGTAATTCCGGTTTTCTTTAAGGAAGATGTGGAAGATGTTGCCGCCAGCGAGGCGGCCGGCCGGCCGATCTACAGGTCCGAGGATTGGATCGAGATCATCGTGCCCGGCAGCCGGGACAAGGTTCGCGCGCCCGTGCGCAAGGACCACAAAACGCGCTTCCCCGAGCAATGGGAAAGCTACCAGCGCGGTGAAGCGCACGAAGTATCCGGCGGCACGCCCGTAATGGAGTGGCAGGGTATCGCGCGCACCAGGGCGCAGGAACTACGGGCGCAGGGGTTCTATACGGTCGAGCAGATTTCCGAGGCGTCCGATAATCAACTGGCGAAAATGGGCGGCGACGCGCGCCGCATCCAAGCGCAAGCAAAAGCGTTTGTCGAGGGCCAGCGGGAATTGGACCGGGAGCGCGCCATGCGCGCGGACATTGAGGCAAAATTTGCTGATATGGTGGCGCGCAACGAAGAATTGTCACGGCAGGTAGACGGCCTGCGGCGGAAATTAGAGGGCGAGGCAGATGACGCAGACGATCAAAGCAACGGGGCAGGCGGTCGCGCGCGCAATCGGAATCGATCCGCCTAATTCGTTTGTCGGTAATACCGAGGATACGGCCGCGCGCATGCTGCAGGCGATGCGCGACGCCGGCCGCACGCTGGCGCGCCGTGACTGGGTGTCGCTGGTCTATGAATACACGTTCACGACGGTAAGCGGGCAAACCGAATACCCACTGCCGACCTCCCCGGCCTGGCACCATATGCTGCCGGGGACGGCGTGGGATCGCACAAATTTCTCCGCGACAAAAGGCAACATCACGCCGCGCGCCTGGCAGGACGAGCAGGGCTATGGGCTGGCCGCGACCTTTTTCGCTCGCCCGTGGCGGCTCAAGGCGGACGCCGGGCGGGAAAAGGTTTTCGCGCTGGTGGATGATCCGGGCGGGGCGTACACGATTGCATACGAGTATGTCACCGACCAATGGATTTACGACGGCACGGCCGTTTACTACGCCGACATCCAGGCCGACACCGACCAGCCGGTATTCGACGACATGCTTTTCGAGGCGCACACCCGGTGGCGCGTCGCTCGCGCATTGGGCCTGCCGTACCAGGATGATAGGCGCGACGCCGAAATCCTCGAAAACACGCTATTCGGCCAGGAGCGCGGCCGCGATGTGCACTTGATGCCTGAAACCCTGGTGTTCACGAACAACGCGCCGGAATATGGCTATGGCTGAGGCCGGCATAGCCCAGCAGCGGGCCGGCACGTCGCAGATCGTTAGCCTCCCCGGCCCGGTAGGCGGCTGGAATACCAGGGACGCGGTAGACACCATGCCGCCCGAGGATGCGATCCAGCTAGACAACCTTTTCCCGTCCGTCGGCAAAGTGGAATTGCGGGGCGGCTACGAAGATTACGTATCGAGCAGCATCGGCAGCGACAACGTGGAAACGCTGGCGACGCTGGTAGTCGGGGCGACGGAATACTTTCTGTGCGGCACGAATAACAAGCTGTACGAGATCACCAACGGCGGCGCGCCGGCAGATCGCACGGGTGCGGCCGTTATCACGGTGGACCGCTGGCAGTGGACGGTATTCGCCGACAGCAGCGCCCCGACAGCGCCGACGCTGCTCCTAGTCAACGGCACCGACCAGCCGCTTAAGTGGACGGGCAGCGGCAACGTAGCGTCGTGGTCGCCGACCGGGCCGACGGTGGCGAATCTGATCGGCGTGCATAGCTTCAAAAACCGCGTTTATGCCTGGGAGAAAAACTCCCGGGACTTCTGGTATGGGGACGTTGGGGCGATCCCCGGCACCATGACGCGATTCCCGCTGTCCGGCATCCGGGGCGCTCAAGGCAATCTGCTCGCGATGGCGACATGGACGCGCGACGGCGGGGCCGGGCCGGATGACTTCGCGGTATTCATCACCGACGCCGGCAGCGTCATTGTGTACGAAGGCTATTGGCCGGGCGGCGGCGAAGCTACATGGCGCATCGCGGGCGTTTATCAGATTCCCCGGCCGCTGGGCGTGCGCGCCTGGGCGAACGTACTGGGCGACCTTTTGATCGCCACCGAATCGGACTATGTGTTTTTGAGCGAGGCGCTGCAGAAAGCAGGCGTCACGACTGAAGCCAGCAAGCTTGCCGGGGCGCTGGCGGCGGACGCGGCGAGCTACCGCTCGAATTTCGGATGGCAAGTGGTCGTGTATCCGCGCGGCAATAAGATCATCTGCAACGTCCCGTTGGAAACCGACGCGCAATATCAGCAGCATGTGATCAACGTGCAAACCCGCGCCGCCTGCCGGTTCACGGGCTGGAATTTCCGCTGCTTTGGCGTATTCGCCGGCAACCTGTACGCGGGCGGCAGCGGTAAGGTGTACCGATGCGATATCGGCCGCGTCGATGACGCTACCGGCACGCCGACAGCAATCCAGGTGCGCGCCAAGACAGCGTTCGTAGACTTCGGCTTGCCAGGCAGGCAAAAGCGCGTTACGGCCGTGCGCCCGCTGCTGAAAGTATCCGAAACGCTTACAGCGACATATTCGCTTGCAGTGGATTTCCAGGACAAGGACGGCGCGGTTGTGTCCAGCGAGGGCAGCGCGTCGAGTTCGCCGGCTTGGGATGATCCGCTATGGGACGTTGCGTATTGGTCAACGGAAGCCACGGCGCGCACGCAGCGCGCTTGGCGCATGCTGGGCGGCCGGGGGTCCGACTTTAGCGTCGGGCTGGTGACGGATGTAAAGAATCAGGCGCTCGAATGGCTATCAACGGATTATCTGATCGAGCCAAGCGCCCGCATCTAGCGGGGGCCATCCTGCTAGATGCCCAAGAGTGGGCGATGCGGCTGGTGTGCGACGTGCTGGACCTGACGCCGGAAACCTTCGGGCCGTGCCTGGCGGTCGGGATCGTGCGCGACGATACGCTGGTTGCCGGCCTGGTATATCACGACTGGCGGCCGCGCCAGGGGGATGTGCAGATGACCATTGCGTCGCGCTCGCCGCGATGGGCGTCCCGCGGCGTGCTGCGCTGGGTTCTACAGTATCCATTCCTTGAGCTGGAATGCCGGCGGATCAGTCTGACCGTGCGGGCGGACAATGCACGCAGCCAGCGCCTGGTAAC